AGAATACCGGTCAACGCACCGTAGCTGTTAGTTGCGACGACATCAGCGAAAGTGAAATCCTGAAGGCCCGCAAAGTCCATTTCCTCCTCGTGGGTGAAGGTCTCGACCGTTGTGCCGGCATCCTGAAGCGTGATCGTCAGCGTGAAGATGTCGCGGCAGTCGCCAGACTGCAAAACACCGTTAGCACAAGTAGAAAGCTGGGCATTACTCGAATGACTGTGGATCGTGAGGGCTGAGTTCAGCGTAAATCCCTGATTGATCTCGGCCTCGGTCAGTGGAACGTCGAAACTGGACGTATAAGTGCCGCCGCCCCCCGTTGTTCCAGAGGTGCAGTACGCACCACTGTTGCACCCGTGACCAGTGCCATAGGAAGTGCCGCCAGATGTTGTGAAATCTTCCATACCCGGTGCAAGGTTCCCGGTCGTGAGTTCCTCGGCAAAGGCCGGAGCACAGAACAGGCAACTCAGGAGAAACAGAGATGTAGCCTTCATTCTGGATACTCACCGGAATCGTCGGCAGGTTCCTCGGCAGACTCTTTCGCCGCCTTCGCCGCCTCTATCGCGTCCGCCTTCTTGCGGGCGTCCCGTCGTAGTTTGGTGCCCTCCGGCGCTTCGGAGGGGTTTTCAACCCAACTCTCCTTAGCCTGCGTTCCAATCTTACCCTCGTAAGGGCAGGGCGTCCCCGCCGACATCATGGCATCAAAAACGCGAGCGTCCTGACACAGGAGCGATACCGCCGCGACTTTCAACCCAGCGCCATACAACGTGCGGCTTAACTTCAGAATCTCGCAGTTCTTGTCTCGTACCGTGCCGCCACCGGACACACCAAACAAAGAGGTCTGCACCGCACCAGAAACCCCCGTCACACATACGTCAGAATTATTGACGATCACCGAAGGGCTACTGGCAGTGGCCGCAGTCGTCTTCTTGTCGATGACCGTATTGGTGCCTGTCGTATTGGTTGAGACGGTATTGGAACTGCTCGACACGGTATTGGAACTGCTCGACACGGTATTTGACGAGGAACTTACCGTGTTGCCTACCGTGGTATTCGTCGCGATAGTGTCCGTTGCACTTGCGGGACCGGTAGATAGAACCACCGCAAGTGCAGCAAGTCCTATCCTCCGAAACATGTTCAAATAACGCCTTTTTCCTTCAGCAGGAAGCCAAGTGCGCCGCCTACAACGCCGATGATGATAACAATCGGCTCGGAAATCAAAACACCTACACCAACTACGGCACCGCCAAGTGCCGCATAGCTGGAAGGCTCTTTAAGTCTGCTTGTAATCCAGTTCATTACTTTGATCCTTGTTCAACAAATTTTAAACGTACCGCCGCGAAGAGCGTCACCCATGCCCCGGTTCTTACCCGTAACCACGGAAGCTTTCGCAACGTCAGGCGTTTTCTCTACTTCTCCGTCGTTGTAGGGAACGTACCCTTGATCCTTTACCACGATGCCCTTGCGGACAACGCCAACCGAACCCTTTTTCTCTGCCATGAAAATCTCCTATTGATTTCGCTGTTTCATTATCTCGCGTTCGTGAGCGGCCTGTATACGGGCAGCCACGATCTCTTCCTGTGACTGTATCCTCTCCATGCCAAGCTTCGTGCTTGCCTGCGCCTTCTGCTGGTCCAATGCAAGTCTTGCCTGATCCTGCTGGTTTTCTGCTGCATCCTGCTTGGCCCGCATCTCCAGATCCTGCTGTTTCAAAGCAATAAGAGGATCTGGCTCCTCGCCTCCCCCGCTTATTTCGGCGCTCATAGCTTTTACTTCTTGCAGGCCCTGCGCGATAGACTCAGCAACCATGGACTCTATCTCAAGACCCTGCTCCTCAGTGGGAGCCTGACCCTGAAGCTGCTGAATCATCTGGACCGCAACCTGTTCCTTGGCCTGAACAGAGACATGCTCCATGATGTGCTTCTGCAAGGCCATCGCAACAGTAGGAAGCTGCCCAATAATGGGAGAAGAGCCAAATATAAGATGCGCCGTTATATGAGCCTTGTGGTTCTGTCCCTGAAACACCTTTAACGTCACGTTTTCCAGCGCTTCGGAGTTTTCAACCGCAGGATCCTTTGGTGTCTCTTCTTCCTGGTCCACAACCTTCAAGATCGCATCTACGTCTTTGACACCTATCGCCTTATACATGCGGCGAAATGCTTCATACATATTATGAAGATCCGGGGCCGCTTGTGCCAACTGCAACTCCGTTTGCGCGAGGGTAACCCTTTGCGACATGGAGAAAATGTTAGGGTCTGACACAGGTATGACATCAACCCGGTCATCAAAATCCTCGGCTTTTATCGTCCGCTCCGCGCCCACTACATTATAGGGATACTCTGGCGGCAGGGATTCCCCAAATACCTTGGCGAGGAGTGAAAACTCATCTTTCTGGGCGTAGTGCATCCGCTTATGAATGGCGGACATTACCTTTGCACCCTGCTCCAGCATTGCAATGGTGGTCCCTACCGCAGCCTGCTGGTTGCCGTCGCCTACCTGCAAATTGGAAACCGCCGCAAAGCGCTGACCGGCCTCCACGCAGAAACCCATTAACTGGAACAGCGTCTGGTCCGCACCCTTGTACGGAAGCAACATCAAAGAGTCCCGGATAGCGCCACCCGGTGAATCCACGTCGCGGAACTCGCCCGGTGACAGAGGTTCGTCGTCGTTGCGTATGCGGAGGCCTCGGGTTTTGAATCCCGCCGGAAGGTTGGACAAGGTCCCTGCATCAATAAGCTGGCGCAATGCTGCGGTGGCCGTGCGGCTTAATCCGCCAATCATGTGGATCAAACCAAGACCGTAGAAGCCAAAGCCGGGAAGGAACTTGAAGTGAACGAAGTACTGGTTCTTGGTCCGGTTCTCGTCGTCCTCCTTGTAGTTACGACGAATACTGAGAACCTTGCCGTTGTCCTCGGACACCGTAACAACATACGGAAGCTTGATGCCCGTTGGCTCTCCGTCTTCTCCTACGTCCTCAAACCCTTCAAGATCCAAGTCTACATGGCACTCCAGAAGCGTTACTTCGGTGTCCAGCCGGCTGGGCTCAATGCCGGAGATGTCGTCCATCTCCTCACGGACTTCGGAGGGGTCCGACTGAGACGCGGAAACCTCTATATCGGCATAGAACCCGCCAACCTGTTTCTTGCGAAGCTCGTTTTCGGAAATCTGGATGACATGTGTCACATTCTCTGCGGTCTCCAGATCCGTCGCGGTATACGGCACAACGAGTTGCTCCGCGGGGACAAACCTGCTTACCGCCCGCCCAAGGAACTCGTCGTAATACACCTTCTTGAACGTGGAACCTGCAAGCGGAAGGTAGAACAGCATCTGATCGAACTCAGGAGTGTACTCCTTCATCACAGATGTAATCTGATAGTTCATGTACATGCGGACGCGCTCGGCCTGCTCCTCTATTTCCGGAGTGGCCTTTCCAAGAACCTGCGTGTTTACAGGGCCCCCGGCAGGGAGAAGCTCACCGAAAGCCTGCGCCTGAAACTGGGTCACCGCTTCTGCAAGAAGAGGATGCGTCACACCGGCAGCGCCCCGGAAAGGTTCCGAGCGCTCCTCGTACTTGAATCCAAGAAGCTCAAGGCCCGTGCGATACGTCTCTTCCCAATCCTTGCGGCCATCCTTGTTGGCCTCGTACTGATCCAGTAGATCAGTGGCAATTCTCGTCGCAACGTTGTCGGCTAGTTCTTCCGCGAGGTTGTCGTAAAAGCCACCACCCTCCGGGCGACCTGCAAACGGATCAAAGTCCACGACTACGCCACCGTCGTCCTCCAGTTCAATACTAAGGTCGGGTGTCTCTATGATGCTGGTGTCATCCAGCACGACCTCCGCATCGGGACCGGCCTCCAAATCTACTGGCGGTATGTCGTTGCGGCGCTCTACAAGAGAGGCCGTACCAAAATTACTGCGAGGAAGAGGATTTCTAGCCATATTTACCTACGCCTCAGTGACATGAGACCGCCTCGGTTCATGTTGCGCGTGATATATCCGCCGTTTGCAACTTCAATCTCGTTTGGATCAAAAAACGGGTTTAACTGATCCGGATTGAAATAACCCTTGTAACGAGGATCTGACATCCAAGGAGGCTTAAATCGCGGAATATTCCCTCCCATTTCGGGTGCCATTTCGGGAGTTAAAGGCTGGTCTTGCGCATCCGGGTATATTTTGGGCATTTCCAACATGGACCCTTCGCCTCCAAAGGACCGCGGCATCCAAGCTTCACGTTCACCTGCCATTCTTTCCTCTTCAGCCATATCAAAAGCTGGATCCTTACTAAGCCTATCAGGCTCGGGCGGGACCGTACCTCTCAAGGTCTCCTCCTGCTCTGGTGACTGGGCAAACGAATTAAGAGTGTTCCGCACAAAATCCGCTTGGCCCTGGGGCAACATCATCATCGACACCATGTCGTTCAAATCCTGACGATTGGCCTCGATATATGCAGCAACATCCTGCGTAGAGCCGCTCTGAGTCGCGGCAACAAGACCCTGAAAAATAGCCGCGACATCCGGGGCCACGTCAGAATCCGCAATGCCGCCCGTCTGCATTCCAATAGGGCGAAACCCCATCATCCCGCCGTCGCGCATCGCGGTAACCGGACCACCCCCTCCGGAAATTATGTACTCCCGAAGCTCGGAAGTGTCTCGGGGGTCGCGCCCAAACTCACGGCGAAAGCTGTCAAGCGCCGAGGAGCCCGAGGGCTCCGTTTGGGCACCACGCTCGCCGGAGTCTGCATAGTGGTCGCGGAAAAGTTGGGCTAGCGGAGAACTTGCACCCATAAACCCCGAAGCGCCGCCTCCGGATTGCGGCGTGGCAACGCCGCCTCCGGCCATACCAATAGGGCGAAAGCCCATCATGCCGCCGTCGCGCATTCCAATGGCTTGTCTATATTGCTGCGCTGCCGCCATGCCTTCCGGCGTGTACGGAAATTCGCGTCCCATTACATTAGGCATTGCATTTCTTCCTTGTGTATAAGGTACCCCAGATCTCTGAACAAAACCACCGTCGTTCCAGTTGGGGCCTCCGGCCCGGACAAAACGAAAATATGAGTGCATGTCACCCGCGTCGTCCTCTTCTTCTACCTCATCTATACGGTAGGTCGTACTGCCTTGGAATAGCTGATTATTATACGCATCCTGTAAGAACTTCTGCTGGTTAAAAACATCCTCGCCCTGTTCATCCTGACTGAAATACCTGGTCGGTGCCGTACTTTCATCCAGATATATGTTGCCGTCTGGTCTTTTAATCCAGCCGGGACTAGGCGTCCACGTCCACGGGTCCGTCGGGTCCGTCGGGTCGTCCGGGTCCGTCGGGTCGTCCGGGTCCGGGGTGGTCGGCCCATACCCATATGGTGTAGGCACGGTGTACTTATCCGGATTTTCCGCAAAGAAGGTGTTTTCTGTCCCCTCCGGCGTAGTCCCCGGAGTCGGAGTCGCCGGGGGATCCGGATAAACGTATGGCGTGGACGGCTGGTAATAGGCTAAAGGAACGTTGGCCGCGGACTGAATAGGAAGGTTGGCCACAGACTGAATATTGAGGGGGGGCACCACAAGACCGCCGTTGCTCCATACCCCAATAGGGCGGAAGCCCATGGATCCGCCATTAGCATAGCCCAAAGGACGAAAACCGGAAGGCATTTGACGGTTGTCGGTCACAAAACCACCTGTGTTCCAGTCGGAGGACGCGCCAAAGCCGCTTTCTTCATCTTCTTCCGCATCGATGTCAGCGTCGCCCCAACCGTAGTCTTCATCATAGCCCCACGAGGCCCGATTCCTGGCATCGGTGAGGGCGTCTTCCAGTTCAGCATCATAATCACTATATGTCGTCGTGAACGTATTCTTGCTGGGATCCCAAGAGCCGGGGCCGTGGCTGGTCTCACCACCTCCAAAAGCCGTTTTCCCCGACGTATCTATCCCCGCTACGCCCTCTGTTTCAGCTTCCGGAGTGCCATACCCTCCAAAAGCATCCTCGAACTGGGGGGTCGACAAAAGCCCAACTGCACGAAGGGGACGCTCTATATATTTACGATAGGGATCCCTCAATTCCCTGTTATAAAGACGGTCCAACCAGCCCGCCCTAGACGGATCTGCTCTAGCGGCGGCCAGTGCCGCCTTTAATCCCCAACCCACCGGGGAACCCTTCGCTGCTGTCACCGCCGCTCTTGCCCCCCATTCAACAACGTCTGGTACTGTAATGTAATCCCCTAAAACCCCTAAATTGAAACCAACGTCGCTTTGACCGGTTTTTGACACCCCCGCAGGTTTGTCAAATGGATCGTCGTCAGGGTCGGTAGGATATGAGTACTCAATCATTAGATCAGTTTCCCCATCTTCTTATCAAAACGGTCTTTTTAAGCGAAGCCATGCTTCATACTGCCGGCGCTCGGGGTCTAGCGGGTTGACAAACGAGATATCTGCAACGACGCTGGCGGGCAATCTAAACGGCCTGTTTATAGAATATGAGGCCCCCGCGGTGGATTGCGTCTTTCCACCGCGGGGGTCCGTCAAATCACCTCGCACGTTAAGAATCCCCGGGCCTACCTTACCCTCATCACTCTTCCAACCTAACCCGTAGTTCGTGACATGGCGTTTGCCCGTGGGCCGCGTATCCTGACCAACCCGCTGCGGACCCCATTCTTCTACAAACTGGCGGCCTACGTTACCGGATAATCTACCCGGACCCAAGGGCACCGAACCGCTGGCCCGAAATGTGTCTGTTCGCGTGTCTACAGCACCCTGTTTTGAGCGATCACGCTGCGCGGAAAACCGCATAGGGCCAATGTTCAGGTTAGCACCAGCGACGGTTTTCCGAAGCCCCGGGTCGCCGGACGGTTCGATTTTGGAAAAGTAAGCATCTACGGGGCCCGCTTTTCCGGACACGGTATTCGTTACAGTATCGCCTCCGGGTGTTTTTTCGAGGCGACTCTGAAATTCGAGAAGCTTGCCACCTGCTGAAACGGTGGCAGTGGGGCTTTGACCACCGCCGCTTGCAAGCGAAATATTCGCGCCCG